GAAGCAGACAGTTTTACAGTCCGAGCTACCGATAGCAATTCAAATTCGGGTACACAAGCATATTCTGTAAGTATATTGACCAACTTGTGGACAATTCAATTAACTAGCTATAGTGGCGGTGCAGCATCAGGCCCGCCAATTTCAATAAATGAAAACAATACACTCACATATACAATTACTGCACCTGGCCAGATACCAATAAATCAAACTGCTGAAGTAAGACTTGTTGCACCTAAAACAACTGATGCAGCCGACGTCGACTTTGAAACTATTTCAGTTAACTTAACTGGAAGAACTGGAACAGCGACATTTACAGTATTGGCTGACAATCTTACAGAAGGATCCGAGTACTGCACAGTGACATTGTATTATAGCAACGGATTAGTAGCCACCTGGGGTAGAGTAAATATTGCAGATACCTCTACTACGCCTGCACCAACAATTGCATTGTCAGTTGGTTTACTCAATGGATCGCGTGGTCTATTGTATACCGATTCGGTCATAGCATCTGGCGGAACTAGCCCGTATACATATACTCTATTCTCTGGCACAATGCCTCCGGGCTTGACAATTGGATCAGATGGTACTGTTTCTGGCAGACCAACTACTCTAGGTACATACACCTTTACCTTAAAAGGAATGGACGCTAACAGTTACTATGCAACTAGAGCCTACACTGTTACCATTGATCCGTTGACTGTTACAATTAGCCCGGATACATTGCCTGATACTACACAAGGATTGAGCTACAATCAATTGTTGAGTTCGAGTGGTGGGCAAGGTACATACACATATACATTGTTAAGCGGCAGTTTGCCTGTTGCAACAAGTTTGAGTTCGGGTGGTATAATTTCAGGAACTATAAGTGGATCGGCTGTCACAGCATCATTTACAGTTACATCAACTGACTCATACGGTAATTCTGGTAGCAAGTCATATATGATAACAGTCAATGCAGCAGTTACACCACCTACTCCGACACCACCAACACCAGTTCCAACACCACCTACTCCAACACCACCTACTCCAACACCACCTACTCCAACACCACCTACTCCAACACCACCAACACCAGTTCCGACACCACCAACACCACCAACACCACCAACACCTACTCAGTCATTGACTATATCTGGATCGTTTGATTGGGGTACAAAAGGATTTGCATATTCTGATACTGTTTCATGTAGCGGAGGCACCGGTCCTTATACCTGGAGCGTATTATACGGGTCATTGCCAGGGGGGTTAAGTTTAAGCGCCGGAAGTGCAACTACAGGAAGACTGTCCGGAACACCGTCGGGTGATTCCAATGAAGTGGCATTTACTATAAAAGCAGTTGATACAATAGGCAATTGGGGAGAAGCGGCAGAAACTACAATAATGTTCCCTCTGGATAGACCTACACTTGGAACTTTTACTGGCACATCTGGAGAAGTCGTTGGCTTCTTCATGCAAGGAACACAATGGGCAGTAATCGACGGCGCGGGAAATATACTCGGTCAAGGTAATGTGGCTCCAAATTGGAATGGAACATCCTGGGGACTGGCCAGTTGGACAAATACAACAGACGGAACTATATCGGGATTCTCATCTCCGGTGAATGGATGGGGAACAGCATTGGCTCAAAACACGACAGCAGATACAACAAAAACTGTTAGCATGAGCGTCGCCTGGTTCCACAAGAGTGTTTCGCAAGGATCTCAAACCTACACAAATATAACGTTAAGTCTTGTTTGTGTTGGGTAAGTTTATTAACTAAGACTATAACATGCCATTAAATACATCAGATTTTATACCAGGCTCATTATCGGGCAGTGCTACCTTGTTCTCCAAAGGATCTGCATTTAGCAAAACAATCACACTCGACGGCGTCCCCGAAGGTAACGAAAAGTTTGTAGCCAAATTGCGTAAATATAGTACCTCTGGACAAGTTGTTGCGTCAAGTGCAATTGCCAGGATCAATGATACCAGCCAGGCAGATGCAGCAGCAGTGTATAACTTGTCTGCCAGTGCTTTTGCAGTGACGGAAGGAAGTAGTGTTGTAATTACCCTGACTACACTTAATGTACCAAATGGCACAACAGTGCCCTACACTATAACAGGCATTACTTCTGCTGATATAGGCGTATTACCATTGGTAGGAACATTCACTGTTACATCAGCTGGTGTGTCGACTGCTACACTCACACTGGCATTAACACAGGATAACGTTGCTGAAAACAATGAAGTTATGACAGTTACACTAACTGGTATCACTCCAGTTACAAATGTAAGGGTCACAATTATTGGATAACAAAAAACAGGACCCTAAGGTCCTGTTTTGTTATTGTTTTTCAAAAATATTATTGAGTTATGTACTCATTGGCCATTGGGAAAATTGCCGCAATTGCCTGGGCACAGGCCAGTGCAACAATTTGATGCTCTTTCTGTGTACCATTTGCACTGCGCAATTCAATAAAATGAACCCACGAACGCAACGTTCCATTCATATACAAACGGCTTACTGTGTTACCTTCAGGTAGTACCACTCGAGCCTGTTCTTTTGCAATACCGTGATCAACAGCCCAGGCGTATGCTTCTCGGGCCTTGTCAATTACCAATTGCTGCATTTGTTCCCATTGCCATGCCAGTCGACGACCGTCATCGGTAGTTAGATCCAGTTCAACACTGTTCTGTCTGTTTTTAGTGTCCTGAAGTCGGGCCTCTCGGATCTCAAAACTAAGATCTTTTGTTGGATCTGCATACCGCTGGCTAAACTCTTGAAAAGCAAAACTACGATGTCGCAAGATTTGTCTTGCAATATCACGAGTTGTTTCAATCTCTACACAAGCACTAACCATTTCAAGTGGGCTCCAATGTGCATGTTTGACCAAATACCGAATAAGTTTTTCGCTGGTCTCTGTATTAAGCTGATTAGAAGGGTTACTAACGCGAGCACAATACGCAATTAACTCTTGTGCATCAACAATACCTTGTTGTGCAAACTCAGCAGTTGGTTGTGAATAAGATAAAAGTGAAACTTTCATAGGTCTTTAAGAATTTCGTCTGTGATTGGTTGAACAGCACTTACAACATCATCGATGCTGACAAAAAAGTCAACATCAACAATGATATTGTCTAGTGCCTTGAGTTTCGAGTCTAACATTTCTTCAATATCAACTGGATCAATACCGTCTTTAAGTAGCTCTTTGATGTCAATATTAACTACGGTTCCGTCGATTAAATTTACACTAAGCGACTGTAGCATGGTAATAGGGACTTCATCTTTTTCTACTTGTTTAAGAATACTTTTCCATTGATCTCGAAGGGTCACATTAATCTTTTTTAGCTTCGACCTGGGTTTTTTTCTTGGTTGAACGGACATTTTTTTTAGTCTCTGGGAATAATGCCGCTGCTTCTATTAGCAAACGGTCTGCTTCTTGCATCATTGATTCAGCATTCTTTTTCATAATAGCAGCCTGATTGATACGATCCCGTGCTAGGTCTTCATCGCTGAGTGCTTCAGTTAGAGATGCTGTAATAGGAGCAGGAGTTGATCTACTATTTGTGGGCACTCCTACTTCGCGCACATCTTGTGTACGTTTCTTACCAGTCATGCCGGTGTTTGAATCGAGATCTTTCAATCGTTTAACTGCATCTTCACCTTTGGCCATCTCAGACAAAATGGAGTTTAATTCATCAAGACGAACTGAACTGTTATTTGTAGGCGTAACTAAGATTTGATTAGTTGGTACCTTTTTCATAAGTCCATCTTTATGCAAGGCCTCCAGGCAGTTGCGACCATCGTGCATTAAACTTCTGAATAATGCATCTGACAGATTGTCTGCTTGTTGCCCAACTGGACTTTCGAGAACTTTCATTACCACGTCGTGATATAGTCTAGGTAACAAATCGCTATATGCTACCAAGCACATATGTTCTTCATCGGGTATTACCCGAAATAGAATAACTACTTTTTTGTCGTTGTGTTTTCCAACATGTTTATACATGATATTTCCTTTGTTGATTTATTCAGTTTCTTCTGATTTGGCCTGAGCTTCGCGAGCAGCATTTAAAAATGCCGCGATACGATCATAAAGCCCGCCAACTGCTGATAGTTCATTGGCTTTCCAGGCGCCGCGTGTTGAGGCAGTTTCCAGTGCTTGAAGAATTGCAGTTAAATCCTGTAGCGTCAATGTTGGACGATCTTCTGCTGGTTGTTCCACACTTGAAGTGGTAGTTGTGTCAGATATCATTATTAATCTCCGTTGATACACATATTTAATGCTAGACTGCTGGGTGCCTAAAATTTATTAATCTCAGGCAAAGATAAAGCAAAATACGAAGCTTCGCTATGAATTTCAAATGCGGCACGACTACATAGTATCAAATTGGTAACACCATTGTTACTATTGCTACTAGTAACCTGGCCAAAATAAAATCGTCCCTGCAAATTGCCATAGATCCAATCAGTTACCTTTTTAGGGGAACAACTCATGTCAAAATCCACTGCAAAAAAATGCAGCGGACATCGACTGACTATTCTCAAATTGGCTACACTAAGAGGATTAGGCTGGTAGAATTGTGTTGACAATATCTTCTTCCTGATCTTCGAGATCCAACCTGTCCTTTAAATACTCATTTGCAGTGTCAACAAAGGTATTTAACAAGTGCGGTTGACCAGTCATGATTGAAATCTCAGCTGCTCTGGCCAAGTCATCTAGGTACCGTTCGCAGTCTAATAGTTTTAAAGTTAGAGACTTGACCAGCTCTTGAGCTTCTGTTAAGTCTATAATTGTTGTAGGGTTGGTGACTTTCATTTTGCCGCATCCTCGTAGTGAGCCCAAATACCAAATGGTGCTTCTGCGCCCGGGTTACCTTTGATAATCCAAACAGTATCGCAGTAATCTGGGTCGCCCCAGCTACCGTATGGCATACCGTCTGTGAACACAATCAATTTTTTAGGTTGAATGTCTTCTTCTTTCATGTAGCGCCAATTGGCCATAAAGTCTGTACCACCACCACCCTTGGGTTCATAGGTCCCGATACTTTCCATGTTGTCGTGTGTGAACTCTTGCATATTGTAAACATCGGTGTCAAAGGACCAAACACTAATTTTATAATCTGAGTATGAATCCATAATGCCTTGGATCTCACCAAGGAATATCTTCAATTCAGCTTCACCAATACTGCCCGACGTGTCAATGGCAACACACAAGTCTACAGTTTCACCGGGTTTCATTCCGGGCAAAATTGCATCCATGTGCCAGCTTCGACGGTTGGGCTTGCTCCAGCTAAAGTCATCTTTGATTGTACTTTGTATCTGTTGCAACAACAGTTCTCGCCAATCGATCACACTTTCGGTCATGTCTTTGATCAGACGCTTGACACCTAATGGCAAGTCGCCTGTACCGCAGGCCTGTGCCGCTTGTAAAATTGCTTCTTTGACTTCGTCACGAAGGGCTTTGCGTTGATCCTTAGACAACTTTGGCCTGCCGTCTTTGCCTTCGTTGTCACCATCATCACCTTCTCCTTCGTCGTCATCCAGGTGTTCATCCAGCAATTGATCCAGCAATTGTTGCATATTGATCTTCTTGGCATTTTTATACAAATCGTCGTAGACTTCTTCGTAGCTCATGCCTCGGTATTTGCGATCATACAAGATTGGAACAGTGGTAATTTTTTGCCCAATATTGTGATCAATAAGATCGCTGTTGACACAATAGTCAGCGGCAATATTACTCAACACAGGATCACGGTCTTGCCGGCGTCCCAAGTGGTCATATACCACGTGAAGTACTTCATGCCCAAACAAAAATTCACATTCTTTAAGACTCAACCGCTGAATGAAAGTGCTGTTATACCAAAAAGTTCGCCCGTCGGTGGCAGCAGTTGGGCACCATGAATCGGCATTTACCAACTTGAGACGAGTTGCCAAGTTGCCAAAAAACCCTGCACGTAGCAACAGACCAACACGAGCAGTTATAAGTTTTTCCCTAGCGGCATTATCAACTTTTGGGTCAGTGACAGTTACGGCTTTTTCTTTAGTAGACAGAGTAGTATCGCTCATTGTGCGTCCTTTTGTTTAGTTCTATTATTATACAATACTTGCGCTCATTTGTCAAGTAAGGGGCCCAGGGCCCCTTACTTGTTACTTGCCTGCGGCTGCTACAACGTACTTGCCGAACCGCTTATGGAACTCATCAAATGTCTTGAGCTTGCCCGGAACAAACGGAATGCCGTATGTGGTAATTGCAATACGGGATGCCATAACAACCAGTTCGGTAGTAAAATTGTCCATGGTAAAGCGGAAGAAGTTATCGGCCTGCTTGTTAAACTCATCCAGTTTGCCTTCAGACTTGTCGTACACTTCTTTGAGCTCGTAACACAAGCTGATAGTCAAAGAGTACATTGCACTAACTTCTTTGATCTTGAGTTCGCTTACACGCCCTGACAGCACATCTTCTGGCCTTGGCATCTGCCCTGATACCTTGCGGTGAGCGTTGAACTTGACTGCCAGGCCTTCGCCAACTGCACCAGCAATCAAATCTACAGTGCTGTTGTCAGTAGTGTCGTCGTCCTCGAGCAGTTCGCTAACAAAGGTCCATGTGCGCGGAGTAGCAAAAGAACGTGAATTGGCACGTGGGTCAAAGTCAAACAGGTCTTGTTTGGCAAATGACAAATAGCCAACCACGTCTTTGTGTATACGATTTTGTACTGCCCAGGTCTGCCAAGATTCAAAATCTACACGCATTTCCAAATGGATGAAACGGTTAGCCAGTGGGCTAGGCATACGATATGTAACACCTTTATCGCTTTCGCGATTGCCAGCCGCAACAATAACAACATTGTCGGGCAGTACATACTTACCGATACGACGGTTCAGGATCAGCTGGTAACCGGCTGCTTGAACACTTGGTGCGGCACTGTTCATTTCGTCCAAGAACAGTACAATGATTGGATATTGTTTGGCCATTTCTGCGTCAGGCAAGTCAATTGGAGGTGCCCAATCCATCTTTCCATTGTCTTTATTAAAATATGGAATGCCGCGCAGATCGGTTGGCTCCATTTGTGACAAACGCAGGTCGATCATGTGTCCGCCCAGGTCTTTGGCAATGCCTGCTACCAAATCTGATTTACCAATGCCGGGAGGGCCCCAGAGGAATACAGGACGTTGGTGCTTGAAGCATCGGATAAGTCCTCGACGAGCTTCTGTAGAAGTTACTGTGCGGTTTTCAGAAATACTGGACGACATAAAGGATCTTTCGTGGTTGTTAAATTGTAAAACTATTATAACATTAAAACAATAACCTGAGCAATTGCCAGGTTATTGTTTGTTGCAATTATGCAACGCCAGCAGCTGGCTTGGTCGCAAAGTATTGATATGGGAGACCTTGGGTGTATGCAAAGTACTCGTAATCGCCATTGGCGCCTTCGGCATCCATGAGCCATGCAATCACACGCTCACGGTTGGTACCAGTATGCATGAGATTTGCCACACGGTCTTCAAACTCTACCACAGCGCGGGCCTGTGCTTCTTTTAGGGCAACATCTTCTTGCTCGATGATCTCGCCCAGTAATTGGAACTCAGCTTCAAAATCTGCAAGGGTCCAAGTTGAAGTGTCAACACCGCGAGGGCGAACACCGTAAGCGTCTTTGTACATTTCCCAATAGGTGGATTGGGCTTGTTCCAGCTTGCTCATCTCTTTCCAGCTTTTGAGATCTTCCATTTGTAACTCCAGTTTGTTGCTGTCTATGTATGTATTATACCCGAAATCTGTCTAGCTGTCAACCGTTTTAAAAATTCAATTTGACCAGTAAGATTCGGAACTTGGGGAGCAGTGGTAAGGGGTGTCATAGCGTTCTTGGAATGACTTGCCACCCATCAAGTTTTTACGGGTAACAAAGGTCTCAAACACTTCAACAATCAAACCTAACTTACGCTTACTGTCTGCTACACAAGAAATGTAGTCCTTAGTACTAGCAGCAAAATCTTGCTTTGCAACCAAACGTTTACCTTCTTTGGTACGCTTGTCTGTTTTGTAGATTTCCAGTGTGTATTCTGTAAGTGCTGACATTTTGTTTCCTGTTTGTTGCTGTCTATGTATGTATTATACCCGAAATTTGGCTAGCTGTCAACCGTTTTTTTGGTGTGCCGAGATAGATTTCTAAACTGAATATACACTGGATTACACTGGATTAATATCTTTGTTGTATTTTAGCCACAAAAAAAGGCCCAATCTGAACCTTTTTCTGAGTGCTATAAAGTATTACTTTTTACTAGTACCTTGATTCACAAAACTGTACATCTTTTCAGCTGTCTCTAATACTTTTTCCAATCCTGGGAAAGTTGGCATTGATACTGTGCTGACAATTTGACCTGTCTTCTCATCACGAGTAGCAGTTATTTCCCATCCTTGGAACTTGGATTGAAATTCATCGTGTACTAGGCTTTTGGCCATGCCAAGAATGTCTGTACGGATTTCATAACCGTTCTTGTTAAATTTGACTTCTGGTAGCTTAGGGGTTTCAAAATTTGACATATTAATCTCCTTGTGTGTTGATGTCTGTGTTGGCTGATTTTTTAGCAGTCTTGGCCTTGACTGTTTCTTCTTGTTTAGGGAAAAATGCTTTGCTCATTGCGTCTGCACTGTATGTAGACAGATCAATGTAATTTTTAGCCATCATTTTAGCAAACGCTGTTTGGGCGTCAATAAATGCATTGCAGGCCTTGTTGAGTGTGTCGTCTTTGTAAACCTGATTGGTAAACTGACGCTTTGATGATTGAAATAAATTAATATAAAATTCTGGTGTAAACATAGTTTTCTCCTGTGTGTATGTTTTGTTGACAACAACTGCTGTTGTATTACTATATATGATTATTGTTTAAAAAGCAACGGAAAAGCAATTGATTTGACAAAATTTCTCTGAAGTTTGCCCATGTGGTCAACCCTGGCCAGGCTGCTGTCGAATACTTCATGCAGTACACTGCTGGTGTTTGATTCTGGAATTCTTATCTCGGCTGTGGTTTCACCATGATCATTTATCAGAACTCCGTGCTTGCTGGCTAACTTTTTAATAGCAATATTGGTGCTGAGACAAACCATGCACCCAGTTCTGATGCCACGATTTTGACACCATTTGATACAACGTTCCATAAGACTACTACCAAGACCTTGACACCGGTATTCTTTCAACACACTAAAGGCCAATTCAGTTTGATTGTTCTCTAATGCTATATGTCCAGCAGCAATGACACGCAGATTCTGATCTTCTATTACAAAGATTTTATGCTGCCCAGGATTGGATTCAAATTTATCACATAGTTCAATAAGAGAATCGTCTTTGATAAAAAATCCAAATCTTGTATATTTGCTTTGTTCATCAAGAGACAGCAGGTGCTGTTGATATCTATCGTACTGTGATGGGGGTAGTCGGTACACTGTGTGAGTCATATCAAACAACCATGATTGGTAATAACCACAGTCTTTTCTTACGTCAATACCATGACTGGTAACCGTGCGACTTGACTACTTGGTGACGATATTCGCCTAGATCTATTAAGAAATCCCAGATGTTGTTTAGTATTTTCTTAATCATAGTGGCCACCCTGACAATGCACGGTTTGAATTTTTTTGTTCAAACTCACGAGTTAATCGGTCAACATCGCAACTATCTTGTGGATTGTTTTTGACGATGTAAAATTCTAGTGCTGATCCGTAGCTGGTTGGCTTTTCGAATGCGCTGAACATCTTTTGGAAGTAAGCGGCTAAATCATTTAACATATTTTATTCTCCTGTGTGTTAATCTATACCAGTGGTACTCACTAGTATACAATTATTTATGCTGTGGTGCAACAAAACTCAGTAGAAACCATGAGTCAGTTTGTCCATATTCAATGTGAAATTTCTTTATTGCAACTTCTGCACATTATTCAGATATGTTTGTAACTGGTTGTTGTATAAAATTAAAGTAACAGACGTTGCTTGGTCAAATACTTTGATGCATGAAAGATTTGCAATATAGTAGGGATACCCAATCGATCTTTCCAACTGTATCAGCGTTTTAGGTAGTATTTTTGTCTCAAGATCGTGAGAATAATGCTTGATATTGATCCTAGTGGTCGCAAATTTAAAGCCACTACTGGAAAGACGCATACTGTGTATATTAGTTGGATTAAACCACCAAATCTGACGCATTTTTTTAATGATATCGGGAGTTGTTATGCCAACATGCTCCACAAATCTCTCAGTCCATCCAATTTGGTCAATTGGACTGTTGTGCAACATCACTGTGTTGAATATATATTATTGGGCCTTGATTCAGCAAAACTACACTGAATTTATCTGTTTTAAATTGAGTGTTGAGTTTCTTAGCCAGACTGATAGCATGTCCTGGATTAGAAAATGATACCTTGCGATATTTTGGGCCAGGGTAGCTTACTAATATATTTTGCGTTTTGAGATTTACTGCACGACCTTCGTAGTACACAGCCCAAATACCATCTGAGGCCAGGACCTGGTCGCACTTATAATTTGTTTTATTTAGATTTTCTAAAATTACAACGGGTTTTGGTCTGCTCATAATGCATGGTCCTTTGATATTGTTTACATGTATTATTATTTATGCGCAGTTAATTGCAGTTTACAGTGAGCTGACTTAGTTTATTGTCCAATTCAGCACTGCTATTATAAGGACCAAAAAATGTATGGCGAGTTAACATGATTTTTTTAGGACAGAACACAGACTCCCATTTGTCATCAATGTTGACAAGATAATATCCGGCACAGTGGAAACTTTTACTGCTTGTTTCCTTGGTAAACAAGGGCAGGCGCAATTTCAAGTCATAGATTGGATTGTGCGGAAAACTATCACAAGGATAATCGTATACCGAATATACATCAGCCGTGTTGGGCTCAACAGGGTCAGCATTACTTGATACTCGGATATTATATTTAGAGCTTAGAATTTTAAAAGACGGAAATATCTCGCGCTTGGTGCCTTGTACCAACACCACTCCCATTGGGGATGCCTGTATAGTGGCAACTTTTTTGCCATCTTCTTCAACAATCCAAAACTTGTTTTTAATAATTGGTTTGGCCTTTTGTACCATTGATAATCCTTATTGACCTGAGTATTGTGACGAAAAGATTTCGCCAAAGTTAGTTGACATTTCGCTTAGTTTTTGTAGATCGTGTCGACCGCAAAACTTTAAAAATTGTGCTCCAACCATTGGACGAGTTTTAACTGCACTATTGTTAGAAATACATTCGGCAATTTTTATTTTGATATTGTCTGGCTGGCGACTTAGATCTACCAGAATACAATTTCTTTCAAAGTCATCTTTTACGCGATGTTCGACGTTGTCGTGATCTACCCACTTCTGTAACATGAGATTGTTCCAATTGAATCCTTTGTTATTGCGATCTGCAAAGGCTTCTTCTAGGCCAACTTTATTCCTTGATCCTTTGGTTCTCACGCCTGGATAGGCACTAAAGATATTATCAGTTGGGTCTCCGCGCATACACTTCTCAAACAGGATCCATTCGGGATCCGGAATACGTTTAGGTTCTTTGGTCTTCTTGTCAATAACAAGTTTACCTTTGTGGTTGAATATGCCTGTTAGTGTATGTAACTCATCGGAGATACCATTGTATTGTTTTACGTTGGTGGCCAGTAACTGATAGAAATCAGTATCACTGCTGATAATAACATGCTGACTGTTGGGATGACTTTGTATCCATCCTGCAATTAGATCGTCTGCTTCCAGCTCAGGATCTTGCAATGTGGTACAATTGGTACGTTCGGACAGGAATGTCTTGAGATTATCAAACCCTTCCCAAAACAGTTTATCTTCCTGCTGTTCTACTTCGGTCTGAGCAGCACGAGAAACTGCTCGGTTTGCTTTGTAGGGCTTGTAAAAATCTTTGCGCCAGCTGCGGCCTTCAAGGCAGAATACCACATGGTTGGCTTTTTGATCACGCCAACATTTGTTTACACTGCTTAAGGTAACATGTATGCTGAATGCAACACGTTCCTCAATACTGCTCAACCGGCTGGCAGCATGTCGGGCTCGAAAATAAGTATTAGCTAGGTCAATCAGTAGATATGTAGTCATACCGCTATAATAGCATAGAACTTCATGCTTGTCAACTAAATTCTGTACGATCTGGATCCAATCTTCGTCGAGTTGACTGGCGTTGTATTGGATCAGATTGTTCTTGCTCAAATGCTTCTGAAACAACATTTTTACAAATTTCCTGGAACCACTGGTCGACTATTTGTTGATCGTCTCGACCAACATAACCGGCTCTGACCAGGCTCACAATGAATTTATCGTTCCAATCAAGTTCAAAAGCACCGTTACCGATATTGTTAGGATCAACTTCAATACCAACCACAGTGATATACGGTTCATTTTTTTCAGTTGCAATTTCTTTGGCAGTCAATGCCACAGGTGTTATTACAGGAACCACTTTGGGTTTGCGAGGTGCACGAGGTTTTTTTACCTTTGGTTCTTGTATAACCTCAGGTACCAACGCCAACGGCTCGTCTTTCTTTTTAAATATGTCAAATAATCCCATTGTGTTTCCTTTAATTTATCACTACAGTTACTTACCCCATTTTAACAGGAACCAAGTAAGATCTTTAGGTGTTAGCCATGCATAAATTTGATATGTATATCCATATGTAGTATGGTCTAGCATTCGATTCCAAATTGGAACCTGTACCGAATTGGACATTACCCACTGTCCCGGATCGCTAGTTTCCCAATTGTATAGTGGTTCGGCAGCATACAGATCAGGATCATCTACATCGGACAGGTAGAATTGATGGACCACAGCCCTTTCTCCTACCTGGCCAGACTTTCCAATAATGCACTTGAGGTATGGGTATGTTGATGCGTCACCCAAACTCTTTGCTATTACCATACTCAGGTTCCCCATTCGTTCTTAAATAATGGCACCTGAAGTCGATCACTGTAACGCATACCTGCATTCATTGCCATAATGGCCACTGCTTTGTTGTTTAGTGCATAGACACTTTCAACACCGCCCACTGGCATTAGGTAAACATGACCCGTAAATCCTGCTGCTCTGAATTCATCAGTGGCACGTCTGGCATCAGCAAAGTCTTGCTCAGTGGCAACAACAAACTTTAGATATGCAGTGCCAACTTGTTCGTACTCGCATACAATCTCTGGCTTGATAGCATTTTCCCAGGATTCACCACTGCATGGCAGTTTAGCACTGACACTGAATGTAAGTTCTTTGCCTACTTCGCTGTTCCACTTGGCCAAATAGCTTTTAAATTCTGTTGTGAGTTTCTGAGTACCATTTGTTTCAAATGTAATCTCTTTCAACGCCTTCATTTTAGGATTGTTCAGCAAGTCTGGGTACGCACGTTGCCATCCCAACAAGGGCTCACCGCCTGTGATAACAAGATGTTCGTCTTTCCATTCGTGGAAAGGAATAATTTCCATAATGCGATCAGCAATGGCTTCGCTTGTAAGCATTGGACTAAGTTCTTTAAAGTCTGGATGCCAGCTGGCATAACTATCGCAGCCTGTACTAACTAACGGTAGTTCATTGTATTCCTTAAACGGATGCATGGCATGCATGACTGCAATATCATTTGCTTCTGTGCTGAGTTTACCTAGCGGCATACCGAATCCCCTACAAGAAAAATTGCAGCCAAAAGTTCTAAGGAACACACTAGGGACTCCCATGTATCTTCCCTCTCCTTGAATAGAGTAGAATAACTCGGCAATTTTAATTTTACTCATAAATTTTTGACCATTTCTTAAGTTTGTTGAATTTTTCTTGTTTGGCTGCGTTTAACCCCTCAACAGTTACTACACCATGTTCGATCATTAAATCAATCATGGCCAGCAAATCGCCCATCTCATCAGTTAAACATTTTCTATTAGCTTGGCCAGCCTTGAGATGAACAGTGTCAATGCCAAAACGTCGACACTTACTGATCATTTGTATTACTTCTGCACATTCTTCTTGTAGAATGTCCATTATTTCTTTTTCTTTATTGTTCATTTTTTTCTTTAGGCTCAATGATTCCGTATTGTCTATACAACCAAGCAATAAATTGCTCAATATGCAATTTTGGACCAACTTGATCTGCATATACTTTATATGCAATACTTACTTTTTCCAACCAGTCTTTGTCTTTCATTTTAATTCCAGTGCCTAACAACGCCTGCTATGATAAAGCAGTTTGTTATCATATATGTTAACACAATGAAGGTACGAATACAAGCAATACGGTCAGCTTCCTTATCCGTATTGCCTGCCTTCTCTCCTAAACTTTTTGCCCACATGCGCCAAAGTTTTTTCATTTTATTGATAAAGATCCTGTACTACAACTTGTTATTTTCTATCTCCAAACAGTTGCAGCAAGTTGATAAACAAGTTGATAAAATCCATATACAGTGTTAGTGCTCCGCTGACTTCGGCAGCTGGACTGGTGTCCACACTGAGTTCTTCACGAATCTTTTGTGTGTCATAAGCAGTTAGCCCAAGGAAGATAATAATAGCCAATGCTGAGATTACCATCTGCATCACAGTTGAGCCAATAAAGATATTGACAATACTGGCGATACAAATGGCGATTAGTCCAACAAACATAAATTTGCCCAGACTATCCAGGCTACGTTTAGTAAAGTAGCCATACCCGCTCATGACACCAAACAAGATTGCTGCACCCATAAATGCTGACACAATTGACCCCATGGTAAACACAGCAAAGATTGTAGCAAAGCTCAGGCCCATCAAGGCCGCAAAGCCATGCAAGCATAACTGTGCTAGATTCTTACCAGGATTGTTGCCCAGTACATAGGCAACGCCAAAGATTGCTGCCAAGGGTGAAAAGATCACAATCCATTTCATTATACCTGTAAAAAAGAACTGTAGTAATTCTGGACTGGTGCCCACAAAATAACTCACAATCATTGATACAATAACAGCAAGACTCATATGTCCGTAGACACGACCCATTGCTGAATTAATTTCGCCTGCAGAACGATATGTCATTCCGCCTGTATAACTTGTTCCAAACATAATTTTCTCCTTAAAATATCTATCATATGCAACGCATCATGTCCGCTAATAGACTTATTGATTGTTTTTAGTCCAAAAACCCAGTCTATCCTGTGCCGGACTTGCATACCATGCCCAATTTGGGGGAGGTGTTGTATCTTGACCTATCCAGACTGGGATAATTTCGCTAGCAGTGTGATTGGCAAAATCATCATTGTATCTCAAATGTACTTCTATAACTCGGCCACCTATATATTCAACATTGATCCATTCTTGTGTGACAGACAGCTCCTCTAACCAACTTGGCAATGTGTGCACAGAGTCTACCTTGATCCAACGATTGAATCTATCTAATCTATCAGGATCATCTCGAAATCCCTGCACTGATAGTACAGGGTTGCCCCAATGATAGTCCACACTCACATGATCGCCTGTCAACACTTCACTCCAGAAGTATCCGTCTGGCACTTGAGCATCGTCGCCCAACTCTAACCAACACCGGCTGGCACCGCGACCCATCATTCTAATATTAGTGATCGGCCTCACAACGTACCAACCTGGTTGTGGTACAGACACACCAGCAGGACCTGACTTCACATGCTCGTGTTGTGCCACAATCAGTTTGTCATATACCCATAGCCAATTTGGTGGACAAGATACCCACACTTCACAATCATTTACAAATTTCATCTGATTAGTTGTTGGTACCAATGCAATCCTTACTGCTTAACTAAATTCACCATCTTCCCTATGACCTTGTCTAAATGCCATATTTGAAGGTGTTTCTCTCACTTCAACTTTTGAACACCAAACACGATCAGCTTCAGATTTACCACAACTTGGCAAAAAGATAGTATTCACATACTCATATAAGAAATCTGCAATACCTTCGCATCCAGTTTTTTCTACCTCGGTGATCTTTGCCAGGCCCAATTCACCTAATTGCTTGATGGTATCATAATTTGCGTCATCTTGGGCCAATAGTAACACATGGTCAAAGTGTTCCTCTAAAAAGTCCTTGAGAGGGCGTAATCCACCGTAGTCAAAACACCAATTTCGAGCGTCAAGGTCATTGCATTCAAATTCAAATTTGAATGATAATGCGTAACCATGGATGAGATTACAATGACTATCTGCCCTCCATTGACGATAAGCCACCGGGGCCAGATGCGAATATTCTTTTGTTGATATGTATTTCTTAGACATGCTGTTTCTCCTATGTTAATTATAGCACAGGCTTGCAGAATTTGTATAGCGGGATGAATTCCATAAAGGCCGCTGTATGTATTTATACTAAACCGTAATGGCGCAAAATACATTCATATGGATCATGATTTTCTTGTAGAGCAATGTCTGCGCATTGCCTGACCAACATCTCAGCAAATCGTTCTAGCATTTGACCACCCACATCAGGATAATGACTACCACCCACTTCTAATGCTAATTTAATAAATTCAGGATTTTTCATTCTGTTGTTCTTTTAAGCAGACTGGTTAGTAATGTGCTAGGAGCCTTGGGGTTAGAAATTTGAAATCCGCCGCCAGGTACTTTTTTAACTTTGACTCCGGGATTTTGTTTTTTTATTTTTTTGATTGTATCATTGTCGGTTGTTTTTTTATCTTCGGTCATTTGTAATTCCTTTACACAAGTTTTATATTTTCTTCAATAATCACACAAGCCTCGTCCACCAAGTCAACTGTAGCAGTTTGCATACGTATCGAGGATTCTGTAATTGACCAAATTTGATTATTATTGTTTAACCAACCCACTCCGCCTGTGGCCCAAGACAACTTGATTTCTTCTCGGTCCAAGTCTGAAAAACTATCATCAAATTTAAAATATGATTCAACAACACCTGCCAGGTAAGCACCAAATCCTGTGTCGGGGTCGCAGTGTACAATGGCATTCTCAACTTCCCATGCTGTTACTGGATTTGTCAATTCACGAAATGCATGTCCCCATTCGTATGTTTCGGTCACACTCCAACCACGTACTTGATTTTGTTCATTGATTGAAACAACATTGTAGTATGCATCGATTGCATTGTGTTCTGTGGGTTGAACACGATATAATTGTTTGGTTGTCATTATTTGATCTCCTTGACTTCAAGTGGGCCATAAAACCAATATTCGGTGCGATCCAATGCCCACCCGTCGTTTTCTAATGCAGTGTACAGATCAAGGTCTAACAATTGAGTCAGACGGTTCTTTTCGACATCGGTAACAACATCAGGAAACAACCATGTGGTCCATGGACCACCATCACGTGATATCAGTTCAACAATTTCCCAGTGGTAGTCTGCATGGTATGCAAGTTCCAAACCATCAGGATTGATCATGTCGATTGCCGGCTGCTGGTGCGAATCACAACTGGCAGCAGCCAGACTGAAAGATTCTTTTCGAGAAATAACAACATTGTCTCGTGACCAGCGTTGATATTCTACCACTTTATTTTTATACTGGGGTAATATTTTCCAAGTTCTCATTATTTTTCCTTATTATCGCTTGTTTGATTCTTGAAGACTTAATGTATCGAAGAATTCTTTCTTTGTGCCTGGATCTTTATTAAAAGCACCTTTGAGTACAGATGTAGTTGTTGAACTATCGTATGCCATAATTCCTCTATTCTCACAGCATCCGTGCGTCATTCTTAGATAGACTCCGACGTTTTCGCTGTCTGTTGCTCGACTAATCTCTCGGGCAATGTCGTTGCAGAGTTCTTCCTGTAAGGTACCGCGACGAGCACACCACTGAGCAATACGAGTGTACTTGCTAAGACCAATAAGTTTTTGTGCGGCGATGATGCCAATATAAGCGACACCGCTAACGGGCTGATGATGATGACTGCACATAGAGCGCAACTCACTACGTACCACCAGCATACCTTCGTATCGGTCTTGTGAGTCGTTTGGAAAAGCGGTTGCGTCTGGCGGTGTTTCATATCTTCCTGACATTACTTCGTTAAAATACATTTTGGCCAGCCTACGTGCTGTGCCTTTGCTGTTTGGGTCATTCTCTCTATCAATTAATAGGGAGTCCAGTACCTGTTCAAATGCTTCAGTTGCTTCGTTGATAAGTTGTTCTTTATATTCGTCGCGCATGTACTCGCTAATATTGTCGCCTGCCCAGAATCGTTTGTTATCCAACTTCATGGTAGCGCGAAGTGCCTGTGCTAAATTTTTATTTGTATCCATTTTTATTTTTCTCCGATGATAAGGCAGTGGATTGCCAATATGTTATTGTATAGTATTTAGATTTACTATGTCAAGTATTATGATAGGGTTTTTTGCCATGCCCACGTGGTATTTACAATTGTATCAATGTCACTGTATACCGGCTTCCAGTTTGTGTCAGTTCGAAACTGAGTGCTGTCAGCAACTAGATAGTCAGGATCGCCTGTACGTCTTGGCGCAACTCTAAAATCAATTTTATCATTGACAGCACGATTACATGCGGCAATGATTTCTTTATTGCTAATACCTGTTCCAGTTCCTAAATTGTAAGCACGAAATTCCTTGGTCTGCATGGTATCTGCCAGTTCTACTGCTTTCAAATGTGCCTGTGCAATATCCATGACATGGAGATAGTCTCTGATGCAAGTGCCATCTGCGGTATTATAATCATCACCGTACAAGTTAAAAAACTCAACTTTTTGGTATGATGACAGTACTCTAGGAATCATATGCGAATCATCTGCCACATGACCAATCATGTTGTCTGGATCGCATCCACATGCATTAAAGTATCGCAGTGCAACACCTTTTATGCCATGTGCTGTGCAATGGTCCTGAATAACACGTTCGCAGAATAGTTTGCTATACCCATATGGACTAATAGGCGATTGTGGGTCTGTTTCTAGTAGTGGCTCTGAATTGAGTGGTACACCATATGTTGCTGCACTGCTACTAAAAACTATAGTACCTTTCCAACCCTGTAGCAAATCCAGCATTTGGTTGGTTTTAGCTACATTATTTGTATAATACTCGCCAGGATTGGCAATGCTAGGACCAACCAAGCTGGTACCTGCACAATGTACAATAGCATCAACATTATTGATGCCAGCAACTGAAGGGGTTATTGCTGCAAAATCATCTACGCATAACTGATCCAGAAACGTTACAGCCTGTGGAATTGTCATGATGCGGTCAATTCCAGTTACATGATATCCTGCTTCTTTAAAGACTTTAGCTGTATGACTTCCAATAAACCCCATAGCGCCAGTAATAATAACTTTTTTAATCATTGATAAATTTTATTGTGGTACAAGGTTACATGAATTTTCAACATACACTCCGTTCCTGGAACTGTGTATTTCATTTGAAGTGCATACTAGCTTTGCACGAATAGGTGACTGTTGCTGACTTCCGTTGATTCTAACAGGAGGTATAGGGGTTAGAATATATTTAACCACCCCTCCTACCATTATTGGAACAATCCAAGCATTTACATAACTGCCCGGAGGCTGATTGTAATCACGTGGATGTTCTTGTGCTTGAGTAGGAAGCACTGCTGACACAAACAAAAAACCAATTACATGTCTTTTTATAAATTTCATAAGGCATTCCTATAATACTCAATACTTGGCAGGGGCAGTGTGCTTGCGATAGTCAGTGCTCATGCGCAACATACTTTCACCATGGCCTTGTAATATATCAATGATACGGTCAATGGTACCATTGTTACGATCACTGATTGCACCCATATCAGGATGGGGCTCGGCCAACAAAGTATCCAGCTTTTTCACAGCATCTTCTATACTCCAGGGAACATAAAGTCTGGTATGGTCATTGGCAAAAGTCTCAGGGAAAGACCTATAAGCAGGGTAAAGAACATTACACCCAAGACTATCTGCTTCACTGACTGTGTTGGAAACCCAATCTTGTAGCGCACAGTTGAACACCACCCGGCTATCATTAACAATGTTATAATAAGTATTCTTTTCAAGGTTCTCATAGATCTTAAGTTTGCCCTGTGCAACCAAATCGCGTGTACGTTGCATATAGCTTTCGCTGTTTGACTTTAGCCAACCACCACTGCATACACAAAACTCAATACTGTTGAATGGATAGCGAGCATGGTATGCTTCGATCAAGTCCATGTAAAAGTCAGGCTGCTTCTCTTGATCCCAACGTGCACTAAACACCACGCGATACTTGCGATCCGCAAATGGCTTGATACTAGCAACACGACCTTGTACTTCTGTCTTGCCAAATGCCAATCCTGAAATATTGTAGATTGGACTGGCCCAACCTGCAATCTTCATATGCATTACCATTTCTTCATTGGTTGCCAATACACCATCTACAAATGAGTCCACCATCCTTTCATACGCAGACATCCATTTGCTCATGCCCCATACATGTACGAAATCATCCGGATCAATTGACTGAGCAAGACAGCGGACAAATATCCTAGGACGATGAATAGGATCAATTTGATTGAGAATGTAAGGTAGACTTTCGATACCTGGTTGAAACATGTCTTCAAAGTAAATAACATCTTCACTGTTTAATTCTCCAACCTTCATCATTTTAACAAGATTCATCAGTTGACTCATGCCAAAGTAAGTGCGTCCGTGTGCATCTAATACTTGTCCCGTGACAATAGCTTGATCTGTGCCGAGTGTTTCACCGGGTACAACCACATAGTCAATACCACGCTGATCAAATACAGCAGTATTCCACTCTTGCAGTTGCAAAGTGTAACGAGCCTTGTAGGGCTCCAGGCCCATGTAGTAAAGTTTACGCATGATCAACCACGTGGCTCAATATAGTGGCGGCGTCCTTGGCGTGCCATCCAGCCCCAGTTGTCCCGTGGCCAGCGACCGTTCTGGAATCGAAGGTAGTCACCATATGGGCTATACTCATTGCCCAGGTGAGCTTCGTTGTACGGAAACCCAAAGTCCACACAGAATTCGCGATACCGATCAAGCTCGTCAAAAATACGAGTGACCTCTGGCCTCATTATAAAATATTTTTTAAGTTGGTCGCGTGTCATATAAATCCTTTAATAATTAGATAGAAATTTTCTGTGTACTAAAACAGTCATAAGAAATAGTGCATCCGTTTTCACCGTCTTCGGCCACTTCAATTTCAATGAATCGATCTGGGTAACGTGTAGCAATAACCTCGTAAAGATCGTCACTGATCATTTCACATGATTTGTGATCAAGCTGCAATGTGCCATCGTTGTAGCACTTTTCAATCCATCTTTTAAATTGAATAAATTCAATGTCTCGATCGTTATGGAATACTTCAATTGCAATTCGAAAGTGGAAGATATGCCGATGTGGTGTGCCCAAAAAACTTACATCATATTCGTCGCCGGTTTTCAGCGCAGGATCGTATGCAGCAGCAGGATACAAATGAATGCCTTCTTTGCGGAAGGTTACCCAGATCAAACGTCTAGCAGAATTGCCGATACGTGCACGTTTCTCTTTGAGAGCTAGTTCGTGTTGTGGAATCATCTTTAATTAATAAAGTTAGTTGATGAAAGTGTAGTATATACTACAGTGGTACAAAAGTCAATGACTTTACAAGTCACAACTTTGAATCTTTAGAGTATTTCGTCCAGTCTGTAAAGACCGTACGGTCCATTAGATTGTGTAAGCTATGGCACCATACACCAGGGTTGGTTGCCTGAAAGTCCCTGTCGTCTATTTTGATAGTGGTGTTGTAGTTGAGCAGGCCGGCATACGGTATCTTGACTGAGATCATTGGATTAAAGTTATAGTACTCGCACAGGCCACTTTCAGTCAGGCCTTCTACACAAGAAACATCAATATCCAATGTGCAATTGTATTCATGATCTAGGAAATACCTTACCATGCCTTCCCAGGGCCGCCAGGTGTCTGAATCGTTGGTATCACATTTGGGAAAGCTCATGTTGGCACCAAAATAGATATGTTCAACTGGCGCTTGCCCGCAGGTTAATGCGTGTAGAATATCATGTTTGTTCTGCACACCCACAACAAACAATGTGTATTTTCCGTATGCTGGGGTATGCTCTACTTCGGTTCCGTAGAAGAAGTTGATATTTTCGTGACCTTCTCTATTCATTGTGTATCCTTTAGTGTATCAAGTGCTGCTTCGCTGAGTTCGGGTTCAGTATAAACAACTTCAAATAAATTATTAAACATGGTATTAGAATTCTTAGTTTTCTTACCTTTGAATCCACGTGTACCAATGATCTCCATCCAATAGTCAGTGTAATACAGAATGATATCTTCAGCTGACTGCCGGTCCGGTGCTGCAAATATAGCTTCTACTATGTCCTCAAATTTGGCATAGTCGCCAACTGATCGTTGCATCATGGCAGGATGTTCACCAGCATCAAATCGTCTGTTGGCTTCTTGTACAGCAGTCAAGTGCATCCAAACGTTATGTCCCATAAGCAAAGCATAAGAGAAGCTGTCCCAACTTGTTTTGCCCCACTTGCCGTTTTTGTTAACATCAGGCGGTACATCATACATTTCTGGATCTCGGAAGTTTTCTTCTGTTAGCACAACACCAGGCTTTGGTACGCCAGGTTTGTAGATACAGATATCTTTCATTGTCAACAAGTTGCTCAACGGACTATCTTGCCAACGTGGATAAACACCATCGTCGACTACTCCTTGGCTCCATTTACGTGTGTCTGTTGCGTATTTTTTGTTGTCTGCACTGGGCGCCATTCTGTAGGACCATTTCTCGTCATGTGGAAATACGTTTTCAAAATACACTTGCCCGTTCGCCGTTGCAAGGAATGGACTAGCGCAATCAAAACTAATAGTAAAAGCAGGGTTAACATATTTTCTCACAGCTCGTTGAATCACAGTTAAGAGAACTGCCCACTCCAGTTTACTTGTACCCAAAAAGTGCATCCAATCGTGTACACCTTCTTGTAACAGGTTATCATATCGTAATGCTACCAGTCGGTTCAATATCAAGTGCACATCACACATGTTCTGACCACCCATGCTCCACCCATTAAAATGTGTGTCTGGGTATTTTACAGGATCACAATAGTCTTTCATGGTTTGGTACCATGACTCAGCACTGGTATGATTATCGCCTTGTAACACATTGAGGACCTTGGTACCACCATTCTTAACACCTTTACGATGCTTCATAAAGTATTCGTTGTTGAACTTGGTTGCATCAACTGCTTGTTGCAATGTGGTAATTTGGCAAGCTTCGCTAGCTTTCTTGTCGTGAATAACCCAAGTTGGAATATCTAAGGTCATGCAGTAGTCGGAAACATTATCTAACCAATTGAGAATTTGCTCACGTTTCTTTTGTGCCTTGGGGCATCCGGAGTTGGCTTTCCAATCGCCTTCCCATAGGCCCTTGGCAATTTGAAAGCCTCCAGAGTCTCCTAGCATAAAAGTTCCTGGTTCACGATTGCGAACCATATACTCACTAGCATCATCTTTGGTCAGATCCAAGTTGGCATGACCTCCCGAATACAGTGACCACTTGTATGGAAACAAGGCCTTGTGACTGTTGAGCCAGTTCAACTGTTCCATATCAGTAATGCCTTGTGGGAAACGTGCTGGATCAACATAGTCATTGTTGACTTGTTGTTTGCCCACAAAGGTAGCATAGAATCCCGATATAGCTGGTAAAAATACCGCGTAATCGTTTTGTTTGCTGGTTAAATTATCTTGCAGCATTTTCTTCGTCAGTCTGACATAGTGTCTTCATTAATTCAAATTTTTCATGCAGATCTCTGAGACCCACATGTTTGATCATTAGTTGCTCTAGCTTTTTTTCTTCTTGCATCTTGACCCTAGCCCAGGCAACCA